CTCCACCATATATCCATGATGAAATTGAATTCACCAGTGCATTGTGTGTTGCACTATTTTGATACAAATCAATTGTATGTTGTGGGAATAAGTTGTCTGCACCATACCAGATGAAGTCAGAACCTCTTTTTGCAAACTCTGATGAATCAGTAAGTGAATAGGATGAACCCATTGCACCAAAATGAAATTGTTCTTGTTTATCCATTGTATGAAATTGTTGTTGGTATAGTTAACGGATCAACCCCAGATTCTGAATTCTGGAAATAATCATTTTTGAAATTATCATTGTGAACCAATATCAATCCATTATTCACTTCCAGAATAATTTGTGAAGATTCTGGTGATGTAGCATTAGTTGAGCCAAGATATATTTGGTAGTCATACAAGCCAGTAGCATCCAAATTCAGATGATAATCATCAACATGACCATCCAGATATAAAAAGAATTCTTTTGACCTTGGGAACACACCATTCAAAGTCACACCAAGTATGCCAAAATATTCTTTTTGCGTTGCTTGTTCAACCAAGTTGATATAATACGAGCCACCACCACCAATAGACATATTGGAATTTGGTGTGTATTGTACATTTGGCGAATTCAAAAGTGTTGATGTCAATGTGTTTGACACCCTTGCTGAATAAACATCAATAGAAAAGATGTTCTGGAATCCATTTGAACTTCTTAAATGTAGCATATCAGTCTTCTTTTTTCTTCTTCTTCTTTTCAGCTTCAAAGAATGTTGGAAATTCCAACAATAGATTGTTGAATATTCTTTCATCCATGACTTCAGCAAGTGTGATCTTTTTTCCACCAGTGAATAGTGTTTGACCTATGTATTTCTTTTTTAGTTTCATAATATACAAGATAATAAAAAAAGGATGATGAAACCAACCACCATCCTTCTTTCTGTTTAACCAAAACAACCAAAAAAATTATATCTGTGCAGTGTCGTATTGAGTAGCACTTAATGTTAAGTCAGAACTGAATGTTGTCCATGGTGTAGCCGTAGATAAGTTGTATGCTGGAACTGGTTCTGCACCAGTCATGTTGATTACATATCCAACATAGTCACCATAAGCAACATCCCCACCATGGGCATATGTTCCACCAGTGATTTCAACACCATTTTCAACCCCTAATAAATAGTAAACACCATTATTGTCAAGAACTATCACTTGCCACAATCCTTCCACCACATTCTGCATTCTTGCCCAAGATTCTTCAGAATCATGTGAAAGTTGCATTTCTATTTCTGACTGGTATGCAACTGCACCACCTTTGCCAGTCATGATTGTTTGATTGAATGAAGACGCTTGTCTATCAAGGTCAAATTCAAAGAAAGACAATGCACTTGGTGTAGCTACTGCAGAAACAACCCCCGTTGTATCTGATGCAGTCACACCAGTAATTGCATTGGCATCATAATAATTTGCAAGAAATATCTTCTTGATACCCCCTACTTGTCCACCACAGAAGTAACCCCTACCACTTGTAATTACGCATCCAGCCATTGTGTTTTTGTTTATTGTTATTAAAAAAAGAATGGAAGGTGACCAGTCAAGACCACCTTCATATTCAATTCTTATGCATCATTTTTGAACCAAGTCACATCAGCAACAACACCAATTGCACAACCAACCCCAAATCTCATTGTGATTCTGTAATTGTCTGAACCATCCAATGGTGTCATGTCAATAGCTTGTGCCATTGAATCAGAATCAGCAGTCCCGATTCCTACAAATAAATTGTTCTTGTTTCCTACCATTGCTTCACCAGAAATAATTCCAGAACAAGAAACCAATTTATATCCTACAAATTTAGTGTTCACCCCAGATGCAACACCTTGATTGTAGCCATCACCAGTTTGTCCCACTGCAAGATTGTATGCAGAAATAGTTGCTGGATTCACATAGATGTTTGTGTTCTCATAGTCACCAACAATTCCACTTGGCATTGCAGTTACTATTTCATCAAGACCAGCAATCACAGATGCTTGTGCAATGATTGAATTTGCTAATTCAGTCGCACCAGCAGTGTCACCACTTAATTCCTTGAACCCATCAAAAGCAGTGTATGAAGACCCAGTTGAATTCCCCATCCAGATGTTGTTTTCAATGTCTGCTTGTACATACTTAGCAACATATAAAAGAATTGCATCAGCATAATCATCTGGAACACCAGATGCAATACTATATGCATCACCTTGCCACCATGTTCTGAATTGTGATTTGCACAATTGAAGATTCACCATTTGATCAGTGATTGTCAATACTGCTTCAGTCAATGTAGTTGTTGCAGTTGTGTCAAAGTCACAAGCACCAGCCTTAATCAATGCACCAGCCGATGAGCCAAATGCCATCACTGGAACAACTGCTTTGTATCGTATTCCATCTAATAATGTCACATTTCCACCATGTAATGTTGGTGCAGAAATAACTGATGCATGAATGTATGGAAGGGCTAATTCACCAGCATATGTTGATGTTGGTGTTGGATTTGCCAAATTGTATTGTTTATTTTCAGCCATCTTATTTGTTTTTAGCTTTGTTAAAAATTGCAAATATTCTTTCATCTTGTGAAAGTGCTTTTCTCACTTCAGCCACTTGTGGTGACTTCGGTGTGTGTTTAAATGTTTTTTGTGCAGACAATTGCTTCACCTTTTCAAGTTCAGTGTCATGTGCTTTTGTGATTTCTGCAATCTTTTCAGCAAGTTGCAATTCAATTGCTTCAGTAATCATCTTGCCAAGTTCAAAGCCATCAGCCTTTGTCATATAATTTGACAAGTCAACTTCTTTGTTTTCAACTTCAGCTTCTTCAACCTTATCAGTTGAAAGGTCTTCTTCAACTGCATCTTCAGATGCTTCTGGTGACTTCAGTGTTGTGATTTCTCCATCAACTACTTCAATCACTGCACCATCTTGCAGTTCATATGTTCCAGTAGGAAGTGCCATTCTTTCATCATCTTCACCAACTACAAAAACAAGTGATCCTTCTTCAAATCTTTCAGAATCTGTTTTGATGGTAGTGCCATCAACAAGATATGCTTCAGCCATCATTTTTGTTTCTTCTTGTGATTCCAAATTTTCTTCTTTGAAACCAAGAAGGTCTTTCATTTGTTTGTAAATGTTTTCCATTTTATGTCTTTTTGAATAGAATTTCCAAAGGTTAAAAGATGCTATTTGCTTTTTTTCCTTTCACCCTTCAAGATTGCCTTTGCTTTTGGGACAATATTGGATGCAATTGTTCTATTTTTAATTGCACCACATATCTTGTCAGCAACTTCATCTGAATAGCCTTCAGCCTTCTGATCAGCAATGCACTGATCCCAAGGATAATCTGCAAGATATTCTTTTTCAGCTTCAACAATCAAGTCTTTCACTTTGTCCAGTTTGGATTCTTCTTGTGAAAGTGACCGAAGTGAAAGTGATTGCATTTTGTCAGTGAAGAAACCTTCAATGCTGAATCCAAGAACTTCACCATTCTTCACCTTTTCCCAGATTTTATCATTGTCAACCCTCATTGAAACAAACCAAGTTCCAACTGGACAATGTTCAAATCCATATTTCACTGACTTGTCAATCTCAAATTCTTTGATCCAAGATTCCACCACGCAAAGACCATCAACATCTTTTTCATGTTCAAGTGTTGCAGACTGCAAATGATTCCTTTTCATGTAAAGTTCTGATGCTTTCTTGATTGTTTCTTTTGAGAAAAAAACATGATAGTCTGAACCATCATCATCCATTCTGAAAATCTGTTTATTTGGAACAAGTGCTGGTGCTATCAACAACCTTTTATCTTCATCAATTTTTGTGAATTGCAATTGTGCTTTCTGCTTGTTTAAGGCAACCCAAAATTCTTCAATTGCTGGGTCTTCAACAAGACTGATGGCAAATACACCATCCATGTCTTCTTTCTGTTCTTCTGAGATGATAAGTTCTACTATTTTTGTCATGATGTTTGTTTTTATAAAGTTGCTTTTTGTTGAATCATTGTGTTTATCTGTTGTGAATTTGTGACTTCTTGTTCAACTACATATGCTCTGACTGGTGTTTCTTGTGTGAATGCAGTGTTGAATTGTTCCATCATGGAAGGTGCATCAGATAAGTCTGGAATCATTCCAGTATCACCACCAGATGAAGGTGCTGAAATAGATGTTCCAGCTGGTGCATCTGCTGAAACTGGTTTTTCTGTTTTTACTGCAAGAATTTCTTTCACATTCTTCAAACCAGCCACTAAAGAAAGACCAGCTTGAATGAAGTTCAATGGTGGTGGTGCAGATGCAAGTGCAGTACTTACTGCTCTGTATGTGTTGATTGTTGCTTCAGCAACACCAGACACCTTCGCCATTGCAGTTCCTTCAGCAAACAATTCACCAGCCATTGAAATTGTCTGTGATAATGCTTCAACATCTTGTTCCCTTTGTGCTTTCTTTTTGTCATCCAGTTCTTGTTGAATCTTCAAATCTTGTTCACCAAAGTCTTTGTTTGCTTTCAGAATTGTTGCATTGTATTGCTTTGTAATGTCAGCAATGTCAATTCCAGATTGTCTTGCAAGTTCAACTTTTGCTTCATAATCTTGGCGAATGCTTTCAAGTTCTTGTTCCCTATCAGACAATGTTGCAAGTGTCAATTCTTTTCTTGCTTCACCAAGTTCCTTTTCCAGTGCCACTTGATTTGTCAATTGCTCTGACCTTTGACCAGCAATTCTTTCTTCTAAGTCTGTTTGTTCAAGAAGTGATTGTTGATATTTCACTTGAAGTTCAACACTTTCTTTGTTGGTGTCCAGTTCAAGTTTTGCAATCCTTACTTTTTCATCAACAATTTCTTTTTCTTTCTTGCTTTGTTCATTTAAGATTTCACCAAGTTTATTATTTGCATCAATCCTTTCTTGAAAAGTTGCACTGATGTCATCACGTATTTGCCTTTGAAGTTCTGCATCCAGTTGACCTTGCATTTGTTGTTTAGCCCTCATGACTTCAAGAAGTTCTTCATTCTTCTTTGCATCTGCAAGTGCAGTTCCAGTTGCAATTGCACCACTGATTGAAATTTCTTTGATTCCTTCAGTTGCAGATTCAGATGCTATTTTGACAACTGATCCAATTTCTGTGACTGCTTCACCAACATTTTTGACCACATCTTGAACTGCATTCAATCCATCTGTTGCAACTTCTTTCAATGCTTCTTTTGATTCATTGATTGCATCAGTTATCCTTTTGATGTCTTCTTCATCATTTCCACCAAACCATTCTTCATAGGCAAGTTGAACTTCTTGGATTCCAATCTTCAATCCAAAGAATGCAAGTTTCAATGGTGTGATTGCAACCTTCATCAGTCCACCAATAACCTTTTGAAGACCTTCAAACCCTTCAGATGAATCACTGACTGCATCAATTACACCAGTAAAAACAGATGTGATTTGGTTGAATACCACACCAAGTGTTTCTGTGGTGACTGCAACTGCATCCATCACTGATTGATTCTGCATCACAATATCTTTCAGAAATTTGAATGCTTCAATCACCAAACCAATTCCAAGTGTTTTCATTGCAAGTCCAAGACCTTTGAATCCTTTTCCTATTTTCTTCAATGCACCTTCTGTTGACTTGCCAGTGTCAGCAATGTCACCAAGTTTTTCATTTGTGTCATTTAATGAATCCTTTACTGATTCCAAGTCCTTTGAAATCTTCTGGACATTGGTTTTGAACTCTATATCTACAACTATTTTTTCAGCCATCCAAATATGTTTTTAAATTCATCCATGATAATATCATGATGATGTTGTTGTTTTTCATACCATGTCAAACACTTCTTGTTTTTGTATTCCACCAAATGCATATTCTTCAAAACATATGGCAATACAAGGAAACCACCAATCCAATATTCTGACATAGGCATAAAATTGAAGACCTTCAACTTTGAAAGGTCTGATTTGTTTTTTGTTTTTGTGATTTCTATGTGTTCCATTTT